ATAATATCCATATCTTTTTTAATTTTTTTTTTGTTATTTTTTTAATATATTCATTATTATAAAAATGAGTTCATATTGGAAAGTAGATGATACTATGCGAATCGGTCAAACCTTTATTTCTGTTCCTTCCGAGAATGGATTGGAGTATGAACCTGAACAGAAGATTCAGATTTACGTAGACCCTTCAACGAAGTTCATGTCGGGTCAAGATTCATATTTAGATTTTAATTTTAAGATTAGTCTTCCAGCGGGGACTCCCCCAACGAAACTTCAACTTGACGAGATGGGCGGAAATGCTTTAATCAGAAATATTCGGATCTATGATGGAACCAGGGGCACTTTGCTTGAAGAAATAGATTCATATTCTTCTCTATGTTCGGTTCGTTATGATTATGATACTGATAATTCTGCTCGTAATTACAGAGCACTCCGTGAAGGTTCTTCGGTTCATAATATCGCAAACTCGGGGACAGCGGGTTCGTCCCAGTCTGCTCTCGCGAATACTATTACGAATCCATATTTCAAAAAGACAACTGGAAATCAAGTTGCTCCCGTGGATGCTTGGACGAACAATTCTTTCTTAACCGCGAAACTATGTATCCCCCTTCATACTGGTATTTTCGCTCAAAACGAACACATATTTCCACTTATGATGACTTCGGGATTATATATAGAAATTGATACTATGCCCGCCGGAGACGTTATTAAACAGTTAGACTCCGTCACTCGCTTCCGCCGTCTTCCCCTGAATCCCGTTTTCCATTCTTTGAACGGAGATGTTGCCGCACCCAATAATTGGGCGACTGGTGGAGCAGCACAGACGGTCTTTTATGTTCGTTCAGATAATAATTTAACTGGAGATGATGCAGTCGCGAAGTTCCCTTTTGTAGTTGGAGAGACTTTTAAGTTTATTGATAAGAACACCACGGCAGATGCGGGTAGATCTGATATGTCGGGTACCATGAAGATAGATCAGATAAATCTTTCAACGAATGGTTTGATTGAAATTAAACTTGATGGAGCAGGAGTTTCAAATACGGGAGCAGCAGCGAGTGAAGTTGTTTCGGGAACAGATTGTATGTATAGCGTAGCAGTTGAAGAAGCAACATCGTTTGAACCAAATTACAAGATTTCAAATGTAAATCTAAACATCGCCCAAGTTCAGTTAGACCCAGGGTATGAACGGGGAATGATTCAGAAAGTAAGAGAAGGAAAGAATATTGAAATAGATATTTTAACCGCGACAAATTACAAGACATCAATTCTTGCTTCAGATCGTCAAACAACATTTCAGGTTTACGCACAAAATAGTCGGGCAAAATCTCTGTTAGTAATCCCACAGGATAGTTCTGTATATACTTCGGCACAGAAGATTTGCGGATTTGGAACTTATGAAATCCTTAAAAATCTTGATACTGAAGACGTCCAACTAAACGCGAATCGCTCGGGTTATACGGGAATCTGCGACGAACTGAAAGATATTCAGTATACTATTAACGGGCGACTCACTCCTTCAAGACCGATTGATGTTTCTAAAATCGCATCTCGCAAGAGTATAGATGCATTCCATCTTTACGAACTTGAAAAATGTCTTGATAATGCGGGAATCGTTCCGAGATCATTCAGGGCGTTCAAAGATAATTTTATTTTCGGAAGGGGTTTCGGAGTCAACCAGGGAGCATTAGATCTCCGCGGAAAAGATCTTGCTGTCATTCTAAAATATACGGGAGCGGGAGTTCCAGCGAAACCGAAACTTTTCAACTCATTCGTCGTCTCGGTACGCCGTCTCATGATCGGTCAAGCATCGGTTCAGGTAATTTCTTAAATTAGATATTAAAGATTAATTAATATATATTATTAAAATAGAAAATGTCAATCATGGAGAATCATACTAAAAAAGAGATTTGCGATATGTTAAATATGAGTGAATATATGAATGATATATATTTGGATCTCATAGAGAATATTAATGATAAATTAAAATTAGAGATTGATATAAAAGAAGATCTAAATAATGAATTGAGATTTTTTTGGAATAAGATATGCGAATTAAAAACCGAACTTGATAATTTACGCGATGAATAATATTTTTTTTTTTATTTATTTTTCTTTCTAATATTTAATATTATAAATATTATAAAAATGACTTCCCGATATGTTGAAATCCGCCCTGATAATGTCCCCGCTGATGGTGTTGTATCTTTTAAGAACGGTTTTCCCGTACTATCTTTTACTATCTCTGCTCAAGATGGACTATTAGATCCCGCGTCCATTAGAATCGTCGGCAATCTAAATGTTTATTCTGACAATGATTCTCCCGACCCGACCCCCGCTCAAGCGGGAAATAAATTAACTATGAATAACCGTCTCGGGATTTATAATGTATTTGATTCCCTTACTATTCGTGCTCATCGCTCCAAGATGATTTGCGAACAAATCCGCCATTATGCTAAATGGTATAATACTTACTCGGGACTTACAAGTTCCTTGAACGATCAGATCGGTCACATGGGAGAAACGACCCTTCAGATGCCGAACCCCGATGCCTTCCGCCAGTCGGTCGTTGAAAATAATGCAGCGGGAACTCAAACAACAAGTTTTTCTGCTCATCTTCCTTGTGGATTCTGTCAATCTGGAAACTTTGTAGATCTACGAGCAGATGCTTTTGGGGGTGTCCAGGTGGAAATTATGTTGATGCCGGATGCGAATGTTCTATATTTTGAAGATGGTGTAGTTGGTGCTGGTCTCGGTGAATCTCATTACAGACTGAAAGATCTTAAATTATGTTGTGAAGTTCAGGATATGCCTGCCGATATGAGAGCATCTGCTCCATCGGGTTCATTTGAGTTTAATACAATAACTTCATTATATACTTCCATCAATTCAACGAATGCTCAAATCCAATATTCTCTCGCTCTTAAAAATCTTCAGTCTGCTTTCATGACTTTTATGCCTGTAGCGAATATTAATACATTAACCGCCGACGGAACGGCGACGACTTATCCATCCAATCTTTCTGTAAATGCTTCCGGTGGTCAACTTGCAGCAATTAAAAGGGTTCAGTTCTTGAAAGGTGGTACAAAATATCCCGCGGAGTTTGATTTCAATAATGTTATTTTAGATGATCCAAACACTCAACTCCCCGACCCGCAAATCATAAAGGGTCTATATGATGCAGTCGTTCCCCCGTTCAGTCAAATAAGATCAACTATTTCCCCCGAGAATGCTAATCGTAATTATCTTATGGGAACTCTACAAGAACCGACATCTTATTCACGTATCCCTGATGGCGGACCGATAATGGGTCTCGGCGTCACTTACGGAATCGGAGATGCTGGAGAAGATTTCACGAATCAGCAGTTCGGAGTATCTATTGAATCAGAACTAAATACAGATAATCCCGTCGGAGTCTTTTTATTCTTCAAGGCAAAGGCAACTCTTCTGTATTCTCAAAGCGGGGTTCAATTAATTCAGTAATTTAAAAGATTAAAAATAAAATATAAATATAATATAAAATGAATCTTGAAGAAAGAGTAAATAATTATCATAAAACATTTCCAAAATATTCAAAGTTAATAATAAATAGAGAATGTATTGAAGGGATATGGGTCATGGGTAATAATTATCAAACTAAAACTTCTTTATATGGTGCTTATCCATATGGATATTTAGAACGTATAATTTCATTATTTCCATTAATAAAAAACAAAACTCTTCATTTATTTAGTGGATCTCTTCCCGAAAGTGATGAATATGATAAAGTTGATTATAATACTGGAATTGATGCAGAAACTATGTCAGAAATAATCCCAAATGATTTTTATGAATTAATACTTGCTGACCCCCCGTACTCAATTGAAGACTGCGACCATTATGGTTGCTGTATGGTAAGAAGAAATATTGTTTTTAAAGAATGTTATAAAGTTATGAAAAAAGGCGGACATTTGATATGGTTAGATCAAGTCCTTCCGAATTATAAAAAAACAGAGTTTAAAATACTTGGAAGGATTGGAATGGTTAAATCTACTAATCACCGATTTAGAGTAATAACTATTTTTGAGAAAATATAAACCCGAAAATGTAAAAATATTTTACTATAGAATAAATCACAAAATCGGGTTTTGTTTTCTATCCGTTATTTTTTAATAATAATTTAATCTTTTTTTTAATATATTCATTATTATAAAAATGAGTTATTCTGATGATGGTAGTATTCCCGATCTAATTTCGCTTTCCCAAATCCCAGTTAATTTTCAGCAGAAGATAGAAACTGATCTTCTTGAACCAGTAGTATTCAATCAGGGCGACGCTGCCCGAGATGGTTTCTGTAGATTTACTCTACAGAATAAAGGATTTCTTCATAGTCATTCAAAATTATTTCTTTCCGTTGAAGCAGGTGCGGGAGTGAATGATGGATATTTTAACCCCGTCACGGGGATCGGACAGATTGTCAAAAAAGCAGTTTTAAAAATTGGTAATAAAACTCTGAATGAAGTTTCTTCTTGGGATGCATTATTTGGAGTAAAATCTTCTTTAATTAAAAATGAAAATAATGTAGAACGTGAAATGTATACGACGGGGCGTTTCATGAATCACGCCTTCAACTATACGAATGGTACAAAGGACGAAGCACCGACTTATCAGTTAGATAATGGATATGAATATGAAGATGGAGAACTTCACGTTCCGACTTGGGCATTGATGGATGAAGATGATAAATCACAATCTCCAACATATTCAATTGATCTTTCTGATCTATTTCCATTTCTTAAAGTGAATCAGTTGCCCCTTTACATGATTAATGAACCGATTAATATTGAATTAACTTTTTATCCGACTACGGGGTACAGAATGCAAGTCGCGGACACTGACCCGAATGGTCAAGCATCTCTTATTCGTCGTTCTGATCTTAAGTTTTGTGCTGATTATGTATACTATGGAGAAAGTGATGAGATGGAAAGATTTGCGAATGCGAATAAAGATATGAGTTTCTCTTTCGTTGATTATCGTCTCGTAGAAAGCACGGTCGGTGGTGGTTCTCTGACTACTGGACTTATTAGAAATCTTGGTATGGCGAATCGTCTCGTCCCGCGAGTTATTACATGTTTTGCGGATACGGGACTCGGCGAACAGAATATTTTAACTCAATCTAATTCCATCGCTCCCCCGCGTGATGCAGCAGGAGTCCCAGGCATCGTTAAATATAATATCAGATATAATGACAGATTTGAGTTTACTTCTGACGTAGATAATACAGCACGTCTTTTCTCTATTCTAACAGATTCCGAAGGCGTTCCATTCGTCACTCGGTCAGAATATTCGGGACAGAAAAACACTATTGCAACGAACACTCTAAACGGTCGCCCACAGAATACAAATCTTGATGCAGCGTTCTTTTATCTTGGTACGAAACTCACCGGCGGAAGGGTCGGACAGCGTGGACTTGAAATCCATTTCTCGGGAAATTATGCGGGAAGTGGAGTGGATCTTATGAGAAACTTCTGCGAATATCTCCGAGTCGCTCGTCTATCGGATGGAATGTTTGATGTCATTAATGCTTAAACGAAGTAATCTTTGATAAACCCGAAAATGTAAAAATATTTTACTATAGATTTATTTACAAAATCGGGTTTGGGTTATTTCATTTATAATCTTTTTTTATTATTTATTATTTAAAAAAATAATCTTAATATATATTATAAAAATATGAAGATTAATTCTGATAACGCTATGGATGAAATCCAAAAGGCAAGACCGCATCTAAAAACAAATACTGTCAAACAGTATGAAACTCATTTGAATAAATTAAAAAAACTATTTGATTCAGAGAATTATGATTTCCTTGATGACCCTGAAAAAGTCGCGGAAAAAATAAAAGATAAAGCATATACTTCCCGAAGAAACACTTATAATGCAATTATTGTTTTATTGATGGCGTTGAATCATGATGAAAGATATGATAAACTATTGGAAAAATATGATAAGATCCGGAATGAATTAAATGATATGTACGATAAAAATCAACAATCGGGGAAGATTTCTGAATCCCAGTCCAAGAACTTCGCAAAATATGAAGAGATTGAAGCGATGATTAAAAAGATGGAAGATCAAATAAAAGAGAAGGGATTAAAAAAGAAAACTGAATTAACTGGTAAAGATAAAGAATTATTGATGGTGTATACTATTTATAATTTTTTATTAAGGATTCCCACTCGGAATGATATGGCGGGGCAAATATTATTGAATGGAAAGAAGGCATATAATTCTTTAACAGACGATGATAAAAAGACTAATAATTATTTAATCAAAGAAAAGGGAAAAATGTATGGTATATATAACGAGTATAAAACAAGTAAGAAATGGGGTGAAAAGAAAATTGATATTCCAAAAGATCTTGAAAAGATTCTGAATATGTATATTCGGAAAACTGGAAAAAAGAGTGGCGATGTTTTATTTACTTCATCAACGGGGAATGCATTAAGTCGGAATATGATTTCACAATTATTGATGCGAACTTCAAAAAAATATTTAGATGGAAAGAGTGTATCAACTACGATGATGCGTAAGATAGTCGCGTCCCATCACTTCGGAGAAGGTACAGAGTTCGCAAAACTAAAAGAAAAACAAGAAGAACTCGC